TAAAAATAGAGGACTATAATAATGGCATACGAAGCGAAAAGAATAAATCCATTAGATCTCCAGCCTAGAAAAGCAGTGGGACTGAATCTTCCATTCAGTACTAAGGAGGTATTCACTAGTAACTTTCAAACTAAAGATGCTATTAAGACTAATTTAATTAATTATTTTTTAACTAATAGAGGAGAAAGGTATTTAAATCCATTATTTGGATCTAGAATAAGAGAAATGTTATTTGAAAATATTAACGACGAGTCTATCGAAAGGATAGAGAGTATAGTGCGAGAAGCAGTAGGAGTTTATTTTCCAAGAGTACAAGTAAAAGAAGTAAAAACTGTACCTAATCATGATGAAAACTTAGTTCAGTTTTATTTAGGGTACAGTATTAAAGATACAGGTATAGATGACGAGCTACTTATTAATATAACACAATAATGGCAGAAACTAAAGACATAAAATATATAAACAGAGACTTTAACGACTTTAAAAAGCAGTTAATGGAATTCGCAAAAGCGTATTTCCCTGATTCATATAACGACTTCTCTCCTACCTCACCTGGAATGATGTTTATAGAGCAAGCATCGTATGTAGGAGACGTATTATCTTTTTATCAAGACAACCAACTACAAGAGACCTTCTTACAACACGCTAAGAATCCAGCTAACTTATACTCTTTAGCTTACATGCTAGGGTATAAACCTAAAGTTACAACTGTAGCAGAAACGCTATTAGAAATAACACAAAACATAGATGCTATCGGAGCAGGTAACAAACCTAACTTTGACCAAGCAATTACAATATCAGAAAACAGTACAGTAAAGAGCACAGCAAAAGGAAACACAACTTTTCTATTACAAGACAAGGTAGACTTTTCATTCTCTTCTTCTTACGATCCAACTGAAATCACAGTTTCAACCTTAGCAGACGGTGCACCATCAGAGTTTCAATTAAAGAAGCATGTAAGAGCATTTTCAGGTAAAATACAGACAATACAGCAAAGTTATAGTACCTCAAATAAGTTCGCTACGTTTGAAATAAATGATGAAAATATTATAAGTATACTGGATATAAAAGATTCCGACGGTAATGAGTGGTACGAAGTACCCTTTCTAGGACAAGATACTATATTCGTTCAACAGAGAAACACATCTTCTGACAAACATCAGACTCCTAACTTAATGAAGTTGAAGAGTGTTCCTAGAAGGTTCGTTACTAGGTTTACTTCAAAAGGAGTAATGCAAGTTCAATTCGGTGCAGGTATAAGCACAGAGGATAAATCAGAATTTCTACCAACTCCATCTACTGTTCAAATGAACACAGAACAAGGTGTACATCGCTTAGATTATGCTTATGACCCCTCTAACTTTATGTTTACAAAGAGTTATGGTCTTGCACCCTCTAACACTACCTTAACAGTTAGATACTTGACAGGAGGAGGTATTACAGCGAATTCTCCTGCTAATACGATTACTGGAATAGATGTAATATCCACATCAGCAGTAGATACTTCTAAAGTTGCTACACTAGCTTTTAACAACCCAACTCCTGCCACAGGAGGACGGGATGGAGATACCGTACAAGAGATTAGAGAAAATGCCTCAAGGTCTTTCTCAGAACAGAAAAGAGCTGTAACTCTACAAGATTATACTATTAGAACATTATCTATACCGCCTGAATATGGGTCAGTTGCTAAAGCATATGTTACCCAAGAAGCTTCTACAAGAAGTAATCGATCAGTATTAGATGAAAATAGATTAGCATTAGCACTATATGTTCTAGCTTATAATAACGAAGGACAACTAATACCAGCATCACCAAGACTAAAAGATAATATTAAAACATATCTTTCACAATACATGTTATTAACTGACGCAGTCGATATAAAAGACGCATTTGTAATTAACATAGGAGTGCAGTTTGAAGTAATATCCCTTCCTAATTATCAATCTAGAGATGTGTTACTTGAATGTAATCTAGCTTTACAAAAAGTATTAGGAAGAGACCAGCTTACAATCAACCAACCACTTAACCTATCTGAACTTTATACTACGTTAGATAGAGTTAAAGGTGTACAGACTGTAAAAGATATTAAACTCACAAGTAAAAGTAAAGGAAAGTATTCAGAATATGGATACCATATAGCAGGAGCAACTAAAAATAACGTAGTCTATCCTTCATACGACCCTTGTTGCTTTGAGGTAAAGTACCCAAACCAAGACATAGTCGGAAGAGTAACAACATTATAAAATGGCAGTATATAGAATTTACCCAGAAAAAGATGCAACCATCAACAGCAAACCCAACTCAGCAGGGTTGTATGCTAATGCTGGTATGGACGAAATACTAAACATTACATCTTTCCCAGATGATGATGGAATAGGTCGCTCAAGCCGGATACTGATAAAGTTTCGAGACCAAGATATAGACTCAACTATTAACACTAAAGTATCCGGTGCCTATTCTGCTTCATTACATTTACAACTAGCCAATGCATCACAACTACCCTACACTTTTAAAGTAATTCAACACCCTATATCTCAATCTTGGATGCAAGGTACAGGTAAATCAAATGATAGCCCTATAAATAGATCTGGAGTGAATTGGGGATATACAAAAGCTATGGACACCACACCATGGACCAGCCTTGGATCAGATTATATCTCAGGAAGTTATTCATCAAACCAAGTACATGATCATACATCTGACTTTGATATAAACCTAAACGTAACTGCTCTTATACAAGGGTACTACGGAGATACTATAGACAACCACGGTTCAGTAATAAAATTAGAAAGCAGTAAAGAAAACGAAACAACATCATCAGTTAAGTTAGCATATTTTGGAGTAAACACAAATACTATATTCCCTCCATATTTAGAATTTAAATGGGACGATTCATCTTATACAAGTACACTATCTGTATTGAGCACAGACATTGCTACAGTTAATATTAAAAACTTAAAAGAAACATACTCAGAAAATGAAATAGCTAGAATGAGAATCTCAGCTAGACCTAAATACCCAACAAGAACATTTTCTACAGGATCAATTTATCTTCAAGAGTATAAGCTACCTCAACCATCCTATTGGGCTATAAAAGATGAATTCAGTGAAGAAATGATAGTTGATTTCGATGAACAATACACTAAATTAAGCGCAGATAATACTAGCAGCTATTTTGATATTGACATGGATTTATTGCAGCCAGAAAGATTTTATAGATTACTAATCAAGACAACACTTGATGGTAGTACTTCTATATTAGATAATAGGAATGTATTTAAGGTAGTAAGAAATGGGAAATAATATAAGAATTCAAAAGACAGTATACAACAAAGATGTTTACGATAAAATCGTAGACAGAAAGTTTAGTGCCTTTAAAACAGAGGAAGTTCAAGTTGTAGAGAAAACAGTAGAGCAGTTTTTTAAAGATTACGAAGACCTTTATTTAGATATACAAATAGAAGGAGAAGGCCAATCCCACAGGTATCTATATGAGACCAGCGGACAACTTTTATCTATTGCAAATGATTATTTAGACATACAACCTCTATTAGATGAGATAGGAGAACTAAGAGTAGATTACTTAAAAGCACAGGAAGAGATAATAGAATTACGAACCGAGAACGCAACACTACAAGGAACAGTTGAATAAATTAGAATACATAGTAACCGAAGTTGACGAGCAATTGATCGACGGTATACCATCCTATAAAGAAAAGGATGAAGTACTGATTGGACCTTACTCAATCAACAACCTCTATGATTCTACAGAGGACTTTATAGACGTACACGTATACAGTTTAGAAGGCAAACTACTTAAATCAGCATTTAATTACAAAGGAGCTACTCAAACAGGAGATTCCGCAGGAGCTGGACAAGTTGGAGCACTATCTTTAAATATAGACCCAAGTCAAGATGCTTTAAAAAACGGCTTTAGAAATGGAGATGTAATACTTTCCTATAACTTTTTTAGCGACCTATACTCAACCTCTACTCAACCTGTACAGTTCTTTATAGAAGAGATTTCTGCTGATAGAACAGAATTACGTCTTCTTACACTAGAATTAAATGACGATACAGTAGTTAATATTACTACTGCACTAAAAGACTATTTAGAAAATAACGCACATTTTTCTGATTTTAAATTAAGATTCGGAAAAGACGATAGAGTCACTGCTGTAGCAATAGAAAACCAACCTTATAAAGGAGGGCAATCTGTTCTAATAAAGCTTTATAAACCTCTACCAACTAAGTTTACTAAAAAAGATATACTAAACGTACTAGAGAATACTAGTGACACAGTTAACTTTAAAGTAATAACGAGAGTAGTAAAACAAGAAAGAAAGTCAAAGTTTTTAAAAGGACCTAATTTCGATATAGAAGATCTAAAAAAATCTGACAACCCAACAGAATTCTTCAATTACGATGATCTTTTTAGTTACCCAGTCTCTAGTTCTTATTACGAACTTTATAGTTTGTTTAATGAAAAAGGAGCACAAATAAGTATTGATCATACAGACTATAGTGACTTTATACATTTCGGTTCAGCAGAAGAAAGATTAAGAAACTTTAAATACAAATTAGAGTTAATTGAATCTTATAATACAAGCATTTCTACTGTTACTACAACAGGGTATACCTCAACAGGTATATCAGGTAGTGTAAACTATTATGAAGGACTGATAACAGGTATTGTAAATAATTTTGATCACTACGATAAGTACTTGTACTATGAAAGTAGTTCATTTGCTTGGCCTAAATCTACCTCTGCAAGACCTTATACCAACCAGACTAGCAATACATCTGAAGCTATAACATGGTTCAACAAACAGATTACATCAGCATCCAACTACGATGTTAGCAATTACGACGTATTAACAAACACTATACCAACGTACCTTAGAGAGGATTCAAATAATGAACCCTTATTAATGTTTACTCATATGTTGGGTCAACATTTTGATAATTTATGGATATACTTTAAAGCAGTATCTGATAAATACGATACAGATAACAGATTAGATTTTGGTTTATCAAAAGATCTAGTTAGAGATGCTATTGAAACTTTAGGTATAAAAATATACCCAGGCAACAACAACCTTCAAAGTTTATTTTCAGCTTACACAGGAGCAAACTACGATTCAGGAAGCACAGGAGAAGTCATAAACCACTATATGCAGATTACCTCTGGTAGTGGACTTGAGCATCTTCAGCCTATGCCTGTTGATAGTTACCAGAAAGAAGTATATAAGAGAATATACCACAACATACCTTTTCTTACAAAAGCAAAAGGAACAGATAGAGGCCTTAGAGCACTTATAAACTGTTTTGGTATACCTTCTGATATATTAAAAATTAAACAATTCGGGGGAACAAATATAGACCAACGAAAAAACCTTGCACCAGAACAAGCTGTAACTAGTTCTATAGATAAAATTAGACTAGATAATACAGGTAGCCTAGTATCCGGAAGTACTTTATCTCAAAAGGTTTCAATAATACAACCTGTAGATAAATACTCTGATGATCTTCATACTATAGAAGTAGGTTTTGACATATCTGACACTACGAACGAATGGATTAGCTCAAAGATCACAGGTAGCTTTGATATAGATAACTACTTAGGTGATCCTAGGGATAGACACGAATTTAACTATACCGGATTAAAAGCTTTAGAAGAGACTATATTTGCAGAACCAAACATAGCAATAGCAAACTATTGGCAAAATCTTAATAAAAATTACGAAGACGCAAACTTTAATTGGAACGATGAACTTGTACCTTTTAGAAAACCAGCTGACTTTGTAAGACTAGTTAAGTTTTTTGACAATACCCTCTTCAAGCTTATTAAAGATTTTGTACCAGCAAGAGCTAATACAAACACAGGTGTAGTAATAAAATCCCACATACTTAATAGAAGTAAAGCTAAACAAGTAAGTGTATCTTATGATAATCAAATATATACAGGTAGTATATCTGTAGGAGAAGTAACAGGATCCGATGCAGGAGCATTTGGTGTAGCAAATAAATACCCATTTACTACTAGCTATTCAGCTTCTTTTGTCACTCCACTAGGACAGATAGAAAGAAATATTGCTCATGAAGAACCTAGAATAACAGGAGAATTTAGCGGTTCAATGTTAATTGCTTCCGATGGTGAAATGAATCAAGGGAATCCATTTAAACATAGTTTACAGCCATTCGCTAATTTTACTCTAAGAGCTTTTAACTTCTCACTCCCAATTCCACTAGCTTGTGATATTATACTT